GTTACCTCGACTTTTTGCGCACTAGTTTGCACAGGTGTTGGTCTCGCAGACGTTTCTTCAACCTTTTGCACACTAGTTTGTAATGGTTTCTGAATATGGGTTACCTCGACTTTTTGCACACTAGTTTGTAATGGTTTCTGAATATGGGTTACCTCGACTTTTTGCGCACTAGTTTGCACAGGTGTATAGGCGTGGGTTACCTCGACCTTTTGCGCACTAGTTTGCACAGGTGTTGGTCTTGCAGACGTTTCTTCAACCTTTTGTGCACTAGTTGTTGGTGGCGCAATAGTAGTTGTTACTGGAGGAATAGTCTGAACATGTTTATCTTTTTTTCTGCAAAATATATTTGTATTTGCATTATCTTGTGTCCATAACCATTCAGCATTAAGGTGTATACCTAAACGTTCATGTTCAAAAATTTGATAACTATTATTTTGGTAATTCATCCCATAAGACTTTGATATCTCCCATAAACTATCATCATAATCATAGGTATACCAATTTGTAGGAACTTCTGATGGAAGAAATTCCATACACTTCCATTCCTGATATTTTGTATAATCTGCACCATTATTCATATCCATAATAAAGCCATTCATAAAACCAGAAAATTCTCCACCTGTTCCATGAAAACCAATTATTTTCGGTGTTTCATTATTTATAAAAGGAGTAAAAATCTTTGTAGCATTCCATTCACCTTCAAGATAATCATCTATTACACCCGATTGTTGAACAAACTTACCATCAACATATATTTGATAGTCTTCACATTCACAGGCAACATGAATAGGGTATTCAATAGTATTATCTTTATTAACTAAATCAATGGGAAGTGACAATACCATAGTTGGACCAGGGGTATATCGCGTAGATGGATGAATTAACATAAATAGACCAATATATAATAGTGATTGTATTTTCATCATAGTGATATTGATGATAAAACACTAACCTTAATGTGTATTATTTATATACTTAATAGTATATTTTATTTGTTTCTAAATCAATTATAAAATTGATTTATAAGTATTTATAAATATTTGTATATAAAGAAGTAATGCAAGAATATCAACCATATAAAAATGAAAATGAAGAATCAAAAGAACAACATAACGAAGAACAAGAACATATAGACGAAGAATGTATATCACAAGAAATATGCGATATATCAAAATATAAAAATCGTAATGTTATAAATTCAAAATATATATTCGAAAGAAAAATTGGAAAAGGTTCATTTGGTTGTATACATCAAGGTTTAAATATTATGACACAAGAAAAAGTTGCAATAAAATATGAGGCAACAACATGTGAACAACCAACACTTTTATGGGAATCAAAAGTATTAAATCATTTATCTGGAATACCAGGTGTTGTAAAATTGCGATATTTTGGAACAGAATCAAATAAAAATATAATAGTTATGGATTTATTTTCACATACACTGGGACAAGAAGTTGAAAATCTAAAAAAAGAATATAAAATAGGTATTAAGAATGAAAGCGAAAGTGAAAGTCAAAGTGAAAGTGAAGGTGAAAAAAAAAGTGAAAATAGTTCAGAATGTGATAGACATAGTAATGATGATAATGATAGTGATGAAAATACTGAATGTCAAATAAAAAATTATAAATATTATATGAAAAATATTTTAAAATATATGATAACAATGTTTGAAATAATAGAAAGAATACATGAAAAATCGGTAATTCATCGCGATATTAAACCGGAAAATTTTATGATAAGTATATCAAAAACAAAAGAAGGAGATGTAATTAAAAAACTAAATATTATTGATTTTGGATTATCACGAATCTATATAAAAGAAAATAAACATATTCCAAATAAAGAGAATTCATCGATAGTTGGAACATTGCGTTATATAAGCACACATATTCACGAAGGAAATGTATATTCAAGACGTGATGATATTATATCAATATTATATGTTATAATATATCTACTGAAAGGGAGTTTGCCTTGGTGTGGTTTAAGAGTGAAGCCAGGAGATAAAAAAACAAAAGCAGAGTTCGTTTGTGAGGTAAAAAAAACAACACCTATATGCAATTTATGTGAGGGATTACCAGGTATATTTGAAAGAATGTTAACATATGCATATAAAATAGAGTTTGAAGAAAAACCGGATTATATTTATTTGAAACGTCTTTGTAAACAAGGGTTATCTGCATATGAGTAAAAAATATAAAATATAAAAAATTATACTTCTAATTATACTTCTTGTAAAAACTTATACTTCTTGTAAAAACTTGCAATTTTTTAGTGCATAAAAATAAAAATTTTTGATTTTTTCTTCAGGGTATGCATAATGATTAGCTAAACCTTGATTTCGCATTAGTTCACTTCTTTTATATCGTTTTTTTGTTTTATCAATAATATAATTCAACCCTAAATTGTTCATATGTTTGTTATAATATATTTTTGAACTATATTTTATATCTCCAATGGGTTTACAATGATGTGCACCTAATTCATAATTCATTTCAGTTATTTTTTCTCTTAAAAAACAAAGTTTTTTACTTTCTTCATCTTTATCTACATATTTATTTATTTTCTGCAAATTTATATCTGTTAAATCTAGTCTATTACTTTCTCCAATCATTTCAAGACCTTTTATTTCTAGAATACTTGTTCCATTTTTAGTTTCATCTAATAATTCATCTTCTGTAACACAAAGAAATTCATCCATATCTATCATTATTATCCATCCGCTTTTTATATTTTTCCAACAATTATTTTTTATTTTTAAATATATGTGGTCATTTATTTGATTATTGCTACTCCACGAGATTACATTACAACCAAGTGAAAATGCCAACTTAACAGAATTATCCGTTGATTGATTATCATAAATAGTTATTTTACATGAGGGTAAATATTTTTTATAATGATTAATAGTATGAGGTAATAGAACACTTTCATTATGACATAAAATAAATATATTTCCATTATTTATAAAAATAAATAATAATATATTTTTGTTAAAATCTTCGCAATAAATAAGATAAAGTTTTTGGTCAATGTATTTTAGTTATATTTTTTTTGCCGACGAATAAAAATAGTATAAAAAATGTTAGAGATGATAGAAGAAGACCAAGAAATGTTCCAGCTAAATATTGTGCATGTGTATGATAATTATAAACAATACAAATAATATATTCATAAATGTATACAAATATGATAATAATGAATAAAATGTAAAAATATAAATTTTTAGTATTTAAATAAAATAAATATATCAAACAAGCAACAAATGCAATATATTGTGCATGCCCAGATGGCATACCATATATATTTGTTTCACCTTCCTTTAGTTTTTCTTCAATAAGTTTTTTATTAGGCAATTTCTGTTTAATTTTAGTTTGCAAATAGTTGTTAAATTTTTCATCTATTTTTAAAACTAAATAAATAAAATCAATTATAATTATTTTATATTAATTTTGGATAGTAAAATAATAGCATAAAATGAAAATTTTATAACTTCCATTAAAATTATAACAAGATTCATTATGAGTGAATTAATATATATTTTATGAATATAATATTTGAAAAAATATACTTAAAGCTTATTATTATATTATAGTATACTATCGTATATTATCGTAGTGTTTCTTTGTTATGAGTTCTTCTGATACATCGGCTTCTGTTCGTCTTACCGGGCGCGTGAAGTGGTTCAATAATAAAACCGGTTTTGGGTTTATCACTATCGTAGGAGGGAATGAGCAATTTAAGGATGCGAGTGAGATTTTTGCACATCATTCTGCGATTAAGGTAAGTCAGGAGCAATACCGCTATTTGGTAGAGGGAGAATATGTAGAGTTTTCAGTTTCAAATACTGCATCAGGAGAACACAAGTTTCAAGCAGCTGATGTTCGTGGTGTAAAAGGTGGTAAGTTATTTTGCGAGACGCGTCATGAGCAACGTGCTGCAGCATCAGCATCAGCCTTGGGTTCTGCAAATGGTGGTGTAGATAGAAGTGCAAGAGGTGGTGATAGGCCTGTCCGTGGTAGACAATCTACTCGTGGTCGTGGTGGTAGCGCTGGTCGTGGAGGACGTGGTGAGTGGATGTTGGTCCGCAAGGATTCATCTGAGTATAGAGGTGGAAGTGCTGGTAGAGGTAGAGGTGGTGGTCGCGTGTATTCAACTCGCCCGAGTGGTCACGAGTCATCTATGTCGGAATCTCAGTCTACTCCTACTCCCGCCACTGCACCGGAACCAACACCTGCGGTTGCACCAACTCCATCACCTGCTCCTGCGTCTCCCCAAACTTCTACAACACGTGTTGCATCTGCACGAAAACCAAAACAGAGCAAACCTTCGAGCTAATAATATAAAATAAAAAATATAAAAAGAATATAAATAATATAAATAATATAAATAAAATAAAGAAAATAAAGAATAAATAAAATTAATTTGTTACTAACACGATATATAGTAACAAATTAATTAAAGATATTAAATATATTAAACTCAGTTATTTTTTTTACGTCTTGTTTGTAATTTTCTAAGTAGTTTATTTTTACGAGATATCATAAGCATTCTTTTTCTTTTTGTAAGTGCATATTTTTTACCAGATAAATTAATCAGTCTTGGTTTTTTTTTACAATCAAATAATCCTCGTTCAAGGCCTTTCTTTTCAAAAATGGAGTTTGAACAGATTGCGATTGCTTTTGATTCACTTTCAGAAGGTGTTTTATCATCTTCATTATTTGAATCAGTTGTATCATTTTTTTTAACTTTTTTAATACATTTGCATAATTTTTCGGCTAGTATATTTTCGGCCTTATGTTTTATAGTTTTAGATGATTCTTTTGGAGAAATAGGTATATCATAATAATTTAATATTTTTATATAGTCATTTTGTTTTAAAAGACCCATATAATTAATATATATGTAATATTATACTAAGCTATATTAAAATAAGATATAATTATATTTTATTATAATATTTATATATTTATTATATGCCTAAATTTTTAAATAAATTATTTAATACAAAATCTAATTCAGAATATGAATCTGATTCAAAACAGGAATCAGAATCTAAAAAAAAAAATAAAAAGGTTGTTGTATTTGATTTAGATGAAACATTAGGAAGTTTTGGACAATTTGGTTCATTTTGTATGTTATTAGATGACTATTATAATGATGATAATAAGGCATATAGTATGTTTAATGAGTTGATGGACTTATATCCGGAATATCCGCGTCCATATATTTTAAATGTATTGCGATACCTTTTACAAAAAAAGAAAGACGGCAAATGCAAAGCGGTAATGATTTATACAAACAATCAAGGTGAACGTGCATGGGTAGAACATATAAAAACATATTTTGAAACAAAACTAAAATCTAAAATATTTGAACAAATTATATCTGCATTCAAAGTGGATGGTAAAATTGTGGAAGTAAATCGAACAACACATGATAAAACAATCGATGATTTTTTCAGATGCACTAAATTACCAAAAGATGTAGAAATATGCTTTGTAGACGATTTATTTCATCCCAAAATGGAAGATGATAGTGTTTATTATATTCATGTAAAAGGATACAAACATTATTTGCCGTCTTCTGTTATTATAAAAAGATTTTTAAACTCCAATTTAGCAAAAGGTATAAAAGATAATAATGTAGAAAAAGAAAAATTTACTGCATTTATGATGAATCGTTTAAAGTATAATATTGCAGAGAAAGACCCGGATGAACAAGAAATGGATGTGATTATAAGTAAAAAAATGTTGGAACATATGAAAACATTTTTTAAAGAAGATAAAGATAGTATTAGTGCCAATGCTAGTTCAAATGATGATATAGCTTATGATACAAAAAACACAAAGCCAAAGTTAAAATCATTTAAAAAGAAACAAACACGTAAAAATAAAACAATGAAAAAATTGTAATTTTATAAGTATAAATATAATTAAATAATTTATATTTATTTATATTTATTATTCTGTGTTAGATGTAGTATGAGTAACGGCAGTAACAGCATCACCAGCATCACTGACTGCATTAGTCATTGCTTCACGCATTTCAAGATAACGAGTATGTTTTTTGGTCTTCTTGTGTGAGTTCATGTTAAATAATTGAACAATACACCCACATTCGCAAGTGACCTTTGTCCTGGCCTTTTCGAGAATTTCTTCTCTACGTTTCATGTAGTAATTTTTGTTGTAGTCCTTGATTGCATCGCCTTTTTGGCGATTATATTTTTTTTGATATTCCAATTTTTCTTCGCGATGTTTGTAGTAATATTCACTAGATTTATCACGTAAAGGTTCTTGTTGTTTATTATTATTTTTTTCATTATTTTCATTTTTTTCATTATTTTCATTTTTTTCTGTATCCGCGTTTATTTTTGACACATTTAGTTTTCCAAGTTTTGTAAGTAGTTTTTTTCGTATATTTTTGTCTTTCTGTAACTCACGGACCTCTTCTTTGCTATTGTTGTCACAGCTATTGCAATACATGTTGTCAAGATTAGACATCAATACTGAAAATTGGTTTGGTTTAATTTATGTTTGATATATACTATTTTAATGATACTTTTCGTTTCAATTTTTTGACATGAAAAATATAAAAATATATAAGAAATATATAAACAATATATAAGAACATAGGTAGAACTATTTGTATAAGTAAATGTCACTGCAGCTTTATACAACACATAACTATGATGAAAATGTATATAAACCTTTAGGGTTTGTAAGAGGAACTATGGTTCATGCAGTATCTTTTTTTAGAGATATAATAAGTAATGTAGCAGGTATGTTTGGTGGTGTAAACCCTGCGATAAATAAAAAAATTGATGATACATATGATGAAGCCATACAAGAGTTGATTAAATATACGAAAAGTAAATATCCGTCTGCAACCGCAATTACAGGAATAAATGTATCACTTACCGAAATGCGCGAGTTTATTATATGTGTAGCATTTGGAACTGCACTTGGACCTGCATCGTCTTCGTCGTCTTCGTCGTCTTCTGCATCATCAACAAATCCTGTAAATAAAGGTGTTCCAGTTGGTGGTTTTAGAAAATATAAATATTCTAAAAACATCAATAAAAAGTCAAATAAAAATAGGTTAAATAGTAAAAAAAAATATACGAAGCGTCATAAATAAGAATAAATTATTTATTTATTCAAAATAAAGAACTAGAACCACAACCACAACTACCACCTTTCATGTGGCGATGGCGACGGCTACGGCTACGGCTACGAGTATGACGATTTACATATTTTTTAGATTTGGTTTTGGATTTAGTTTTGCGCGTATATTTGCGACGATGAGAACGGCGTTTTCCGCCTCCTGATTGTTTTTTGGCTTTTTTGCCTGATTTTTTCTTTTTTTTATCTTTTATCCATTCTACAAAATTTTCCTTTTTACGCATATTTTGATATTTTTCATGATTTCCATCATCTTCTGGTCTGATATACAAAATAGTGGGATATCCGTTTACATTTGTATTAATTCCGTGTTTTTGAAACATGTCCGTGTTTCCACTTTCAACCGCACCCAAAATAAAATCATCATTATCATTGCCTATACCAGAACTTCTACATTCATCTACTGCTGCATTCCAATCATCTTTCATATCTTTGCAATGACCACAACCATTCATGAAAAATAAAACAACGCCATGACCATGTTTTAGCTTTTTAACATCCGCTTCAGTTAGCATAACCTTTGGATTTTCATCCGTAGTTTCATTTAAAAATCTTAACATTTAATTATATATTTTAGTTATATTATTATTTATAATATATGTAAAATATTATTTGTATATTTAGAAATTTTAAGGCACTAATTTATCATATAATTATATATAATATAGCATAATTATATATAATTATATAACACAAGACATAATGTATTATAAATATATTATCATAGCAGTTTTATTTTTAATGGGTGCATATTTTGTATTGAATTATTCATCGGCAGATTTTAAAGAAGCACTTACCATGCCTAAAAATAAAAATAGTAATTCTAACTGCCCAAATATTCTTGTTCAGAAAGGTTCTAAAATTTATTTATATAATTCAAGCAAGCATATGGTGCCTGGTGTAAATCCAATAACTTTTAACAATTTAGAGGAATATGTTCAATTCACGGATTGGCAACGTTCAGTTGGAATGATGTGTCCTGTTTTATTCTTACAACATACCGAAGATGCTCAAGGTGAAGTAGTTTATAAAATACGTCCCAGTCCTACAGATTTACAAGGAGGATTGCCGCCAATAACAAATCCAAATGCAATGCCACCGCCTAGAAAACATATAACTAAACTACTTGATGCATCACATGACGACCCACCTTATAATGTAAATTCATATCCTGGGTATGATGCATCAAATATAGACCAAGGAGAGTTTACACCAGATATGATGATTGACTATATTCAGCAGTCAACAGGACTAAGTCCTAATCCGATGGATGTGAATTGGGGTGGTGCAGAATTTACGCAAGCATTAATTGATGCAGGATATTATAAGGATTATAATGTATCAATTGCGGTAAATAATTAAATTGAGATGCCTTATTATTTTTGATTATTATTTTGCTGTGTTTGAATTTGTCATAAGAAACTTTTTAATATTTTCTACAGATGTTTTATTTATTTTTCGAAACGTAGTTTTTGGACTTTCACCACTAGTTTCTGTTTTAATCATAAACGTATTTAACATATCAGGTGTCTTTTCAAGTTGATATAAGAGATTTTGTATTGTCTTATATTCACGCATAAGTTGTGTTGCTACTTTAGAGCTTATACCTGGAACACATGTTAACATAATAATATTAATGTTATCAGGTGTAATATATTCATTTTTTTCTTTATGTGTTTTCAAAGCCGCGCAATATTTTTCGTTTTCGTCGCTATCATCATTTTCACTTTTTGATTTTCCTTTTAAAGAAGAGGGTGATACTATATCTGCCGACTGATTGTCACTTTTCGCTTTTTCTACGTCATAATAAGATAAACGTGATTTATCGTTTATAGACGTTTTGTAATATTTATCTGCAAAAAATACAACAATATCTGCAGTTTCACATATTGAATTTGTTCTAAATACTGAAAAACCCTTGTAATACAAAAGTGAAAACATACAACTAATCAGTGTCTTTTTTGATACACGACCCTTTTTCTCAATATATCTTTCAATATCACCTTCTATAATGTATACAATATTATGGTTATGAATATTTTCCTTATCTAGGCGAAATGACTGCTCATTATATCTACCATCGCGAATACTTGCAGCTAAATCATATAATGTTTTTCTTTCAAAAATAATAATTGTATCCCCTTTATTGTCTTCTAAAATAATATCACCAATCGCAAGTTGTTCCTTTTTGATGGTGTGGTTACCCTTTATATTATTGAAATTATTGAAATTATTTTTATCGCTTGCGCTTGAATTTTGATTAATATCGTCACATTTTCCAGTATCAACCATTTCTACTTCACTAAATATATGCAAAGGAACAAAACATCCATTATTTTTTAACGAATGAATAGACTTATTTTCTTTTGTTTTTCTAATTTTTAGTAATGATTTTGTATTACTTACATTTTCGGCATGAATATCAATTCCATCATCGATGCCATCGTGAATATCGTAAGTATTTTCACCAGGATTCATAAATATTTCAAAACGTTTTTCTATAAGTGGTATAAGCGTTGTTTCACGATTATCAATTTTGATTATCATACTATGATATACTACGATATACTAGTGAATAGAGTATTTACTTTTGTTAATAGAATAGAATATATAATTACAATTAAACATTTCTAAATAGTTTTAATATATAGTTTTTATTGTATGAATAATTAGTTGAATAATTACTTAAATAAATTTCATTATAATTATGTATTGACAAATTTTTGTAATTTTGTGAATAAAATTGTCAGTAAATTATAATGAAAATGTAGTAAAAATATTTACAACTTGGGTCCAGCATGGCGAGGTGCGTTGTAATATTGTCTAAAGTTGAATAAAAAGTCCTTATTTACTGCAGGAACTGCAATTTGCGAACGCTGTGCAAAAGGAATCATAAACCCTGTGCCACATGGCTGAGCTCCACCTTTCTTTACACCACCTCCATTTTGGGTATTCGCATATAGTCCATCGGCTGAACCAGGACCGCTAAATAAAACGCGACGAGCCATAGCTGACCTACCATTCATACTTCTTTGTCCATTTCTTTGGGGCATTTTGATATAATTATATTATTCTAGTTGAATATATAATCTGCTAATATTATTTTATTTTGTAATATAGTTTTGCTATATTATAAAAATAAAGTATGATGCAATTATTACAATACTATTTCAATAGTATTACACTATTGTAGTAAATTGTATATCATAAATTGATATCATAAATCGTAATATTAATAAGTGGGTCCCTTCTGGCATCCACCACCAAACAAGACACCAATACCAGGAGACCAGTGAGCACGACCGACACCACCAGCACTCTTGTTGCAGGCGATAAGGCCATTCTGTTTCATATAGTTCCAACCATCAACACAGCCAAAAGGCAAACACTTCTGCTGACAATAGTTAGTATCTTTGCGATACACGTTCAACAGATTAGGATTCAATCCTACAGTAGGCGCTAAACCAGCCATACTTCCAAAAATGCATCCTTTATTGGGCATAGCAGATGCAGTTAATCTTACTCTTTTACCACCCGATACTCCAGTTCCTACCATTTTATGTATTATATATATGCTAAATATAAAAAATATAGAATTATAAATATATTAAAAATATTTTACGAAATATATTTTACGAAATATATAATTATTTTATAATATCTATAAAGTAAATTGAAATCATTTAAAGATATAATATAATTATCAAATATACACATCATACCACATCATACCATATTAGAATATGACAACCCAAGAAACGCGTTCTCCAACAGGTCCAGGTCCAAACTCTGTCTCAATCTCAAATTCATCCTTAGGAAAAAATATTCTAAATGATGCTGATATAGTTCTAGCCGAAGATGGCCATGGATATATATTTAATCCTTATAATCCTGAAAATAGAGAGATTACATTGAATGATGTTCAATCTATTCTTTCAACCTATGGCGTTCCATCAAAACCTTTCAACTTTGAATTATATCGTCGCGCATTTATTCACGCATCATATACAAAACGACCTCAACTCGAAAATGCACGTGAAAATATAAAGATATTACCTCAGCCAGCAAATTGTATGGCGCTTCGCACAAAATCAAATGAGCGACTTGAATTCCTAGGCGATGGAGTTTTAGAATGTGTTACAAAATACTATTTATATCGAAGGTTTCCTAAAGAAAACGAAGGCTTTATGACAGAGAAAAAAATCGCCATCGTAAAAAATGAATCGATTGGAAAATTGGCATTAGAAATGGGACTACATAAATGGTTTATTATTTCAAAACATGCAGAGGAAAAGAAGACACGAACCAATCTTAAAAAACTCGGATGTTTGTTTGAAGCATTTATTGGTGCCCTGTTTCTTGATTTTAACAAAATATCTGTGCATGATGATGATAAATGGTTTGAGAATATATTTGTAACAGGACCGGGATTTCAAATGGCACAACGATTTATTGAAGCAGTATTTGAGCGTCATATTGATTGGATTTCCCTTATCAAAAATGATGACAACTACAAGAATATTTTGCAAGTGAAGATACAGAAAGAATTTAAAACAACGCCTGATTATTTAGAAATACAACATGATATTGAAACAGGATATACGATGGGTGTTTTCTTATGTTTAGGTAAAGAAATATATCATGCTGATTCTAAGAGTGCAATTAATTATAGTGAACTCAAATCATTTGCTAAAATACGCGAAATCTATGAAGAACGAGGGCATATTTTAGTGCATTTTGCATCCGGGACACACAAAATAAAGAAAAAAGCCGAACAAATGGCTTGTGAATTAGCTATTCAATGTATGTAATATATGTAATATATGAATTCTATCTATTCTGTCTAATATTCTTATTTTTCATTCGTAAATAAAATATATCAATAAATATATCAATAAATATATCTATTGATAGTATAGTATTATAGTATATATTGAAATGGATATACCAGAAATTGAATCAAAAATAGAAAATCTAAAATCACAATTATTAGAATCAAATCGATTATTGTCGGAGTCATCAGGGTCTCCTTCAAAATCAGTTTTGGAAGAAAATTTGCAACTTAAAAGAAGTATTGCAGAATTAGAACAAAGAAAATCAACAATAAAAGAATCTATTGTAGCAAGTTCAGGAGCAGGCGCAATCGGACCACCTAAGTCACCTATACAACATGTAGCATCTCTTCTTTCATCCGGTTTTGATAGTATACGAACCTCACTTCCCGATATAAATATAGGAAAAGGAAACGTGATTGAAACTTCTTCCGGTTATACTGCTACGTCGCCTCCACCTCCACCTCCAACTCCACCTAATCCGCAACCTATTCGTGTAGAACAACAGAGTGAAGATATTTTTTCTCAAGAGCAAGTAGCACCTGCATCCGCACCATTCCAATCACAACAAGAAGAAATACCAATTATCGAAGGTGCTCCGAATATAGGGCAGCATATTCTTCCTAGCGATAAACCTGGCACTGATTATGCAGCAAATAGAATGATTAATGCACTTCAAGCAATTTTTCCAAATAAATCTGTAATTGAAAAACTGGAAAATCCAGTTGTAGCAAAAGGAGCGAATGCTAAACCTCCAGGAGCACATAAAGTTCGTATAACATTTAAAGGAAGAGTTGCAAAATCTACAGGAGAACAAGAACAAGAACAGAAAGAGTCTTCTGCACCAGCACTTTTTTTTAATGATCAGCGAATCGAGAAACTAGTAAACCGCAATGATATTTATAAAAGACTATATTATGAACTACCCATTCATGCAGACTCTCCAATTGAACTATCAAAGGAAACAAAATCTAAAACAAAACTTCCTCTTGCTCCATTGTCTATTGGTATAGGCCAAAAACCAAGTCAACAACCCACTGCACTTATTCGCCAAGTTGTCATTATTAAAAAAATGCCTAAACATATATATTTAGAAGAAGACCCATCGCTTTTGCTCGAAACTACTGGCGAAGTTGCAGAATCAGGCGAGATTTCTCTTTCTACACCCGCACGTGTATCAACCACAAGAAAAGCGCGTGTTTTTGAAAAACCAGAATTCGGTATTATGACACAAGAGATGCAAGACCTAGTAATAGGTGACCAAATTGTTCGCGAAAGATTGCCGCGAATTCCACCCCTTGGTATTAGAGCATCTGCATACTATATGAATAACCGCGAAAAATTTGTTAACTTTATTAATCAACTTTTTATGACATACCATAAAGAAATTGCTGAACAAAAGGAAACGATTTCATGTGACCCTCAGAAAAATAAGGAGTTTTCTCTTCTAACTCATCAAAAGATTGTTCGTGATTATTTGAATATTTATACTCCTTATCGTGGGTTATTGCTCTACCATGGTCTCGGAAGTGGTAAGACTTGTTCATCTATTGCAATCGCCGAAGGTTTGAAAACACATAAAAAAGTTATCGTGATGACACCAGCATCACTGCAACAAAACTACATCGAAGAGTTGAAAAAATGCGGCGATGATATTTATAAGAAAAATCAATACTGGGATTTTATCCGAATTCAAAGCAAAGATGATCCAATGATTGAAACATTGTCTGCTATTTTATCCTTACCCAAACAATTTATTATTGACCAGGATGGTGCATGGCTTGTAAATATTAAAAAATCATCAAACTATACTTCGCTTAATGCTGACGAACGCAAAACTCTTGATAACCAATTAAATAAAATGATTAGTGCAAAATATCAATTCATCAACTATAATGGTATGCGTATGAGTCATCTTAATACACTTACATCGAATTTTACAGAAAATCCATTTAATGACCATGTTGTTATTATCGATGAGGCGCATAATTTTATAAGCAGAATTGTGAATAAATTGCGAAGCCCTGCTTCACTTTCAATGCGATTATATGATTTACTTATGACCGCACAAAATGTAAAGATTATTCTTTTAAGTGGAACACCTGTAATTAACTACCCCAATGAAGTTGCAATTATTTTTAATATATTACGTGGATATATCAAAGTATGGAAAATCCCTCTGCAAGTAGGTGCAGCATCTGCATCTGGACCACAAGCAAAAATTGATAAGAAAACACTTGACCAATTATTTGCAAATCTTGAGATTTTAGATTATATGGACTATAATGACACATCGCATGTGCTGACAATTACACGCAATCCTTTTGGATTCATAAATGTAAATGAGCGCGGAGAATATAGTGGTGTTACAAAAAATGATGGCTCTTCATCTTTATCAATATCCGGAGATATGCCACAACTTAGTGACACAGAATTTGAACGTATGGTGCTTACAACATTGAAAAGTCGGGGTATAAATGTTGTTCCAGGAAGTATTACAATTGAGACTTATAAAGCATTGCCTGATAGCCTTGATGCATTTCGCTCTTATTTTATTGATGCCCAAACTGGAAATGTTAAAAATATTCGAATGTTCCAAAGACGTATTCTTGGTTTGGCGTCATATTTTCGCAGCGCACAAGAACAACTTATGCCAGCATATGACAAAGCAACACATTTTCGCGTGATTGAAATACCTATGAGCACGCATCAGTTTGCAGCCTATGAAGAAGCACGCAAAGCTGAACGTAAGTTGGAAAAAAATTCACGAACAAAGAAACGCCTTGGTGCTGCTGCAAAATCGAGACCTGGTGCTGGTAAAGTTGGCGGTGATGATATCTACGATGATGCAGTCTCATCCTATCGTATTTTTTCACGTCTTTTTTGCAATTTTGTTTTCCCCACCGAAATAACTCGTCCACTCCCCAAAGAGGGCGAAAATGTAGAAGGTGCAATCAAAGATGGAACAAATGAGGAAGATATTGATGCAATCGATGCTTATGAACGTATAGATAATATGAATGGCGAACATGCCGGTGACGATGTCGAAGAAATAGTAAAAGAAATAGAACAAAAAGTCGACTCATCATATGATAAACGGATTGCAACAGCACTCATGCGTATTCGTAGTGGTATGGCGCGCTATCTTACAAAAGCACCTCAAGGTGAATTGCAAACCTATAGTCCTAAATTTTTAGCAATATTGGAAAATATAACAGAACCACAACATTATGGTCTTCATTTACTCTATAGTCAGTTTAGAACTATTGAAGGTCTTGGTCTTTTTTCTATGGTTCTTGAGGCGAACGGATTTGCACGTTTTAAAATAAAGAAAAATAGTTCAAATTCATGGGTTCTTGATATTAGTGATGCAGACCAAGGTAAACCGATGTATGCATTATACACAGGTAAAGAAAATGTTGAAGAGCGCGAAATAATAAGAAATGTATTTAATAGCACATGGGATTATATTCCTGTTACATTAAAACAACAATTGGTTCCAAAATCTGCGAATAATTTTATGGGTGAGATTATCAAGGTTCTTATGATTACTGCATCCGGTGCAGAGGGTATCAACTTGCGCAACGTCCGTTATGTCCATATTATGGAACCTTACTGGCAACCTGTAAGAATTGAACAAGTTATTGGGAGGGCTAGACGTATATGCAGCCATAATGACCTGAAAGATGAGAAGTTGCGAAGTGTTTATGTGATGATGTATATTATGCGTTTTACGCCGGAACAAATGACAGATGATGCATCGCTTGAATTGCGACTGAACGATGTGAGCAAGTTGAATGCGCAAAAACCGATAACAACTGACCAAGCATTATTTGAAATATCGACAATTAAAGAGGAAATTAATCAGCAACTACTTATGGCAATAAAAGAAGCATCTATAGATTGTGCAATCCATCGCGATAAAAACTCGAAGGAAAAATTGAAGTGTTTTACATTTGGCAGCGTGATGTCGAATAAATTCTCGTATTCCCCATCTATAGATAATGAAGAGTCGGATACATCAGCGGCGAGAAATGTGAAACAGACGACATTGAAATTGGTTGAAATTACTGCAATTATTGCTGGAAAACCGGTGAAATATGCATATGATAAATCGACGAAATTGGTGTATGACCATAGTAGCTATATTGTGTCACTAGAAGTGGGTGGTGAACCGCTATGTATTGGAAAGATGGAAATAAACAAAGAAGGAAAGGCAAAAATAGTGCCGTTAAGTGAAATTGAAAAAGAAACGGGAGCAGTGCCTGTTCCAGCACCAGCTACTACATCAAAACCAAGCTCAAAACTTCCAACGGCAGCACAATCACTGGCGGCAGCAGCGATATCAAGCAAACGAGCAAGTGAAAAACCATGAGAAACAAGAGAAACGAGAGAAACGAGAGAAATATTATAAAACTAATTAAAAATATTATATCAATTTGTATAATATTTTTATGTATAAAATATGATTACTGCAGTTTCTTTTCTAATATACTTAAAATAAGTTCTTGATTTTTCTTGATTTCATTCATATTATTTTGAATTTGTTCAATCTTTTGTTCTAAAATAATATACTTTTGCATTTCTCTCATTTGTTGAACTTCTCTCGTTTCTATTATTTCTATTGTTTCTCTCATTTCTCTCCTTTCTCCCATTTCTCTATTCATACCAAAGTTACTCATCTCTTGAATTCTAAGTTGCATTCCTTCATTCTCGGTATCATTTTCATCATCACTTCTATTATTCATAATATCATCTAAGGGGATAGAAATAGATTTCTTATCTGAATCTTCTCTTTTAAGCTTTAGTTTTGAAAAAAAAGATAATGCATTTTCTTCATTACTATTATTTTCAGATTCATGATTTTCATTTTCTTCATTTTCGTATTCTACTTTGGTATTATCAGCATCACTAAATGTAACATTTTTTGATTCACGTGGACGTTTCATTACTATTTTATTTACAGGGATATCTCCGCTATCATTGCCTGCATTTTTATTATAACTACCACTATCTATATTCAATTTCTCCAATTCTCTCTCACGTGATGCCAAAGTTTCTGCCAACAATCTTTCCATCTCATCGCTCGCTAATTTCTTATCATATAAATCTGATTCTTTATTTATACCCAACGCCTTATCTGAAAAGTCAATTTGGTCAGGTTTCTTATTATTCAACATATTATCCATTTCAGTCTGCTTCTCTTTTAAACGTATCTCAAGCTCACTCATTCGCGTTTTTTTAATATCATCAGCGCGATAGATTTCTTCTATTTTTGGCTTTTTTGTAGATGTTGGTATCATAGCAATTGGTCGCGTATTTTGTTGACCTTGTTCTCGTATCTGTATCTGCGATTGTCCTTGTATTTGTGCTTGTGGTTGTGCTCTCATCTGCATCTGTTTTACATTATTTTCATTCTGCATTTTTATCTTATTCACTTGTTCTATAACTTTTTTAATAACTAACTTATTGCTATTTATAATCATTTCAGTTGCTTTTTTATCATAATCATCATCACCTTCATCATTTTTGTCAAAAAATAAATCAAAATCCGGTTTCATTGATATTATTGACATTTCAAAAATATTTTTTACATTTTGAAACATATTTGAGGGAATATTATTAAATACACCTCCTTCCTGTAATAGACCCCAAAGAACTCCTTTATTTTTATTATTTGTGAATTCTGAAAATGACATTTTTAACTATAATAAGTATGCAAATATTACTACACAATAAATATAATAACAAATAAATATTTAATATTTATTTTTTATATAATATTATAAAAATAATATTATAAAAATAATATTATAAAAATAATATTATAAAAAAT